AAATGAAACAGTTCAACTGTGTCGAGTTTGACATCGGTGATATAGTTCGTTCTGGGTTCGTTAGAGATTATCTCATCCAGAAAACCAAACTAGGAATAGGAGTAGAGTAATGTCTTTTAAACTTTCAAGTAGGTCACTAGGGAGACTTGATGGTGTGGACGAAAAATTATCTAACATCGTTAAGAAGGCGATAGGGTATACTACGATAGACTTTGGTGTTATACAAGGTCTAAGAAGTATAGAAGAACAGAAGGAGTTGGTTGCAAAGGGGTTATCAAAAACTTTAAAATCAAAACACCTAGAGGGTCGTGCAGTTGACCTAATGGGTTACCTGAATGGTAGAGGATGTTGGGAAATCAACGTGTATGATGAGATTGCAGATGCAATGAAACGAGCTGCAATAGAAGAGGATGTACCTGTGCGATGGGGTGCAGCTTGGACTGTATCTGATATTCGCACATGGGATGGAACTATGGAAGAGGCGATGTTACACTACGTTGATATTCGCAGATCGCAAAACAAAAGACCTTTCATAGACGCACCACACTTTGAACTTATGGCTTCATTAAATGGAGATTTTTGATTAGAAGAAGGAAGATTATGTTTCATCATTTGAATGTGAATTTACCTGAGTTAAGTACAAAAACAGTTAATAGAAAAAGGTATTATGTAACACCACAAGGTAAAGAGTACCCATCAATCACCACAGTCCTCTCAACCAGAAATAAAAAGGGATTGATGGAGTGGAGAAAACGAGTAGGCAATGACGTTGCAACTTACATTAGTACAAAGTCTGCAACAAGAGGTACTCATGTGCATAATATGTGTGAGGATTACCTAAATAATGAAGACGTTAGTGAGACACCTTTTTTACCTCATGTGTTGTTCAAACAACTGAGAGACAAAGGGTTACATAAGATAAATAATATTCATGCACAGGAATGTGCGTTATATTCTGACAAGTATGAGGTGGCTGGTCGTGTCGATTGTATTGCAGAATACGATGGAAACTTGTCAGTGATAGACTTCAAGACATCATCTAGGGAAAGAAAAGATGAGTGGAATGAAAGTTACTATATTCAAGCATCTGCATACGCAGAGATGTACCGTGAAAGAACCAGTATACAAATAGACCAGATTGTAATCTTAGTGGTTACAGAGGACGGAGTGGTACAAGAATTTGTTAGAGACAGAAGTGTTTATATACCATTACTCAAGGAATCAGTAGAAATATGGAAACAATCACAATAAAAGAAGAAGCAGCAGAACAAATAGACAAAATACTATCAGAGGAGGAAGAACGTCCATACGCACTTAGAATATTTGTAGTCGGTGGAGGTTGCTCTGGATTTGAGTATGGTTTTCAATTTGAAAAGGATGGAAGAAAAGATGATGACCTTGAATTTGAAACAAATGGAGTAAAGATGCTTTGTGATTTTATGTCAATGCAATACTTGAGTGGAGCAGTGATTGGTTGGACTACATCAATCGCAGGTTCTAGTTTTTCGATCAGTAATCCAAATGCAACTGCAACCTGTGGGTGTGGGTCGTCATTTGCGGCATGACAAAAAGAGATGATTTAACAGAAGAAGAAAGAAAACAGATAAGAAATGAATTTCAGAAATGGGGGAAGTGGATGTTAGCTACAATATTACTCATAGTTGGATTAGTGATTTATGATGCAAACTCACAGAATGTTCCACCTACAATTGCAGACAACATGGAAATGGTAGAAGTCTGCAAGTGGAAAGGTAGAATATCTTATATGATGAGTACGATATACATTGAAGAAGGTGAAGCGAATAATCTTAACCGAGAGTCTATACATTTTTTTATGGGTAGACCAGCAACACCATACGAACAGTCGATCATTGATGACGCACTCAAAAAGGTTAATGAGTTATTAGATGAGGGTCTAACTAACTCAAGTCAAATCGCACAACTCATCGCTGGTGAGTGTATGAAAAGTTTAGAAAAAGGTTTAGAAAATACAATATAAGTCTTGACATGTACTGACTATAATGTTAGTATAGATGTTGAGTTTTGTTAATTGTACTCTTCTCGTGCATAGTTGATGTACCTAGAAAAAACAATTTTCTTTTTTTAACATATAAGGAGGCAATATGAACTATCTTGAAACCGCAAAGAAATGGCTTTGGTCTATTTTAGACTTGGGTCTAGTAATAGTTGCACTTGCAGTGGTTCTACAAGTTCTATTCGGTGCATCTGTGCCGTTTGTAGGTGGTGACGTAGTTGCCAACGTGATTCAACTGGTAACCGCACTTGGTAGTCAGGGGTTAGTTGGTTTAGTCGCAGTTGGTGTTCTATTTTGGGTTTTTAATCGCAAGGTGTAATAGAACCGTATTAAGTTTTGGTGGTTGTACTTTAACAACCATCATTTTTTTTATCATGGAGTTTTTATGTTATCTTCAAAATCATTTTCTCTCGAAGTTGAGAAAATCGCAAGAGAGAAAAAAATCACACATATGGAAGCAGTATTAGAATACTGTAAAGACCATCAACTCGAACCTGAGTCTGTTGCACGACTTGTATCTAAAGGTCTGAAAGACAAGATAGAAGCGAACGCAAGAGACTTAAACTATTTTCCTAAACGTGCAAAGTTACCAATATAAGAGGAGTGAGTATGAGATTTATTTTTGTAATGTTATTATATACAGCACAACCATTAGTCGCATCTGAGTTTAATCATTACGTTACCATACAGGAAAAAGAAGAATCAAAGTTTCTACATCAAACAGTTAGAGAACAAGGAAACATAACTCGATTTGAAGTTATCATTGGTGACAAGGATATATCTGACGCTCCGTTTGATAAACCAGTAACTAGAAAACTAAGACTATTTTTAAATTGTGACCGTGAAGAATTTAGTGTCGTTTTGACCACTCTGTTCAATAGAAACGGAATAAAAATGAAGTCTCTTGTTGCACCGCCTGGAACTGAGACTTATGTTAAACCCTCTAATGAGATTGAACACAAATGGGTGGAGACAGCTTGTGTTGGGTAAGTGGATACACCAGTGTCCATCTGGAACATATACGACAGACACATTACTTGGTTTAGTGTGGACTATCTTTACACACAGACTACACCACTTTTTCAAAGGTGAAGGATTTAAAGATTAGATGGAGCCCATAGATGTTTACTTAATGTACTGTGCGATGAAGGCACACTTTAGTAAAGGTGAGTATGACTTTGTTAAGTATGGTGGAAAGTCAAAGGTGTCAAGAGACTCATTTTGGAAACGTAGTGACCGTTCATTTTTTGCAAAACTGTCACGCAAGTATGAGAACGAAAATGACATCAGAGACTACTTTGTTGCGAACTTCACCATAAACAATGAACGATGGGTAGGTAATTTCACTGATGAAATCTATAGTCAATGGAAAAATAAAATGGAAACATTATCACAAAATTTTGAAAATGAGATGACACCACTGTTAGAAAACTTTGAGGAAGGTAAGTATATATTTGCAGTTTCAAATGGTAATCATCCTAAGTTGTTCAAAGAGTATCTAGGTAAACGTGTGTCAATAGAAACAATGATAATACTAGATGAACTTATGGAATACTCAAAAAAATGGGACGTACAAATGGACGGTGACCACATGTGGTTAGACGCAAAAAACTTAATGGATAATTATAAAAAGTTCTTGACATTTAATGTTGAGGAGTGTAAAATGTTGTTACTTAAATTCGTAAAAGGAAATGAAGATGACTGATGCAGAAGTAAGAAAAGAGGGATTTTTTGAAAACAAGTCGAAGGAACTTGAAGTGAAAGTCAAGGAACTTCAATATGATCTTGCAGAGTTGCAGAAAACTAACTCTGAACTTTCAGAGAGATGCAAGAAACTTGCAACTCGTCAACCTGCGTGGCCAAAAGGTTATCGTCCACAGAGGTATACACAGAAAAATGCAAGTCGATAGTACAGTAGAACTGATAGACCACATGGGTAGTGACTTGACTGTTGTCAACGCAGCCCGTGTGTCTTTTGGTAAGAGAAAAAAGTCATTCACAGTTAACGATGTTGGTTTGATTAAGTATCTTGCAAAACACAATCACTGGAGTCCGTTTGGTCATGCGTCCTTACAGTTTCATATCAAGTCACCTGTATTCGTTGCAAGACAGTTAGTGAAACATCAAGTCGGTTTGGTGTGGAATGAAATCAGTCGTAGATACGTTGACGATGAACCAGAGTTTTTTAAAGTTGACTCTTGGAGGGCAAGAGCAGAAAATAAGAAACAAGGGTCAGACGAAAGTAAAACGATTGATGAGTTGAGACCTGACGATTTTGATTGGTCAATACCAACATCTAGTGCAAAGAGTGAAGTTGAGACTCTCGCACTCAAGAACTACAATCTAATGTTACAAGAGGGAGTCGCACCAGAACAAGCTCGTATGATACTACCACAGTCTATGATGACAGAGTGGTATTGGAGTGGGACACTGTATGCGTTTGCAAGAGTATGTAATCTACGTTGTAAACCAGATGCACAATTAGAGTCAAGAGAGGTTTGTGATATGATTGATGAACAGGTTGCGAAACTGTTTCCTGTAAGTTGGAAGGCACTCAGAGATGAGTAAAGTTATAGTCTACGGAAATGGGAAGTCACGTTCAAAATATCATGATGTTACCATAACATATGATGATGTTATTACATGGGGTTGTAATGCGATTTATCGTGATGTGAAAGTTGACCATCTCGTTTCTGTAGACTACGGTATGCAACATGAGATTTACACATCTGGATACGCAAAAGAAAATAGTTGTTGGTTTTTAGATTGGAACGTGTTACCACCAGAGTTTAGTGGATTGGATGCACTGAGAAGTCAACATAAAGTTATTCATGAAAGTAAGCTCACAGACAATGGTTGTGTTGTAAATGGAAAACCAGATGGTGATTTATATGTTACATGGATAGATGGTAGTAACGGTATATGTAATATACCCTATCCCAAAGAGTGGTGTTCTGGTGCAACCGCAGTTCACCTTGCATGTCAACAGGGAGCGACAGAATTATTTTTACTAGGGTTTGATTTAAGTATAAATAATATATACGAGGGTAGTAAAAATTATCCTAAACAAGTGAAACATCCTGAGTGGAAACAACAATTACTCACCACGTTCAAAGAGTTTCAAGGAACAGAGTTTTATTGGGTTGAACCTCAACATCCACTTGTAGAAGGTGATACTCTCAATAATTTAACATACATAACATACGATAATTTTAATACATTAACATAAGGAGATTTAAATGTCATTAGAAACACTTAGAAAGAGTAACTCACTCGATAAACTTCTCAACGCAGTCAAGGAAGAAACTGCACCTCAAGAGAAGAAATCATATGTAGACGAGAGAATATGGAAACCAGAACTTGACAAGTCAGGTAATGGTTATGCGGTCATTCGTTTTCTCCCTGCAATCCAAGGTGAAGAGATGCCGTGGGTCAAGATTTGGAATCATGCATTTCAAGGGCCTACTGGTCAGTGGTATATTGAGAACTCTCTTACCACTCTTGGGTCAGGTCACAAAGACCCTGTGTCTGAACACAACACTAAGTTGTGGAATACAGGTTTAGAGTCAGACAAAGAGATTGCAAGGAAACAGAAACGCAAACTGCAATACTATTCTAACATTTACATTGTGAGTGATTCCAAACATCCAGAGAATGAGGGTAAGGTATTCCTCTACAGATACGGTAAGAAAATCTTTGACAAGATCATGGCTGCAATGCAACCTGAGTTTGAAGATGAGTCACCAATCAATCCATTTGATTTTTGGGATGGTGCAAACTTCAAGTTGAAGATTCGTAAGGTAGATGGTTACTGGAACTATGACAAGTCAGAGTTTGATTCAGTGAGTGCATTGTCTGAGGATGAGTCAGAGATTGAAAAGATTTGGAAATCTCAGTATTCGTTACAAGACTTTCTCGCACCTACAAACTTTAAGTCATACGAGGAACTCAAGACTCGTTTGGATGCGGTATTGTCTGGAACGGTGTCAGTCGGTAATGTCACAGATACGATGAATGATGAACCGATTGCATCACCAAAGGTTGATACTAAACCAGTCGAATCGAAACAAGAAGATGAAGATGATACGATGGATTATTTTCAGAAACTTGCAAATCAG